CGAGAAAGCTGGCACAGCAAAAGGCATGCAGCATAATTATGACACAATGCGTGACGCTGGCTATTCCAAGAAGCGGTCGGAAGGCACAGCGTACGGAGAAGTTGGTATGGAGAAAGCTGGACGTCGGCACGAGTCCGAAGGCATGAAAAATGCTCTACGCGAAAGCCCAGCGTGTAAGTTGCGCAAAGGCAAGTAAAAAGCTACACTCTGTTATCACGGTGCCGTCACATCCTGCCTAAGTTGGTCTCCACTTTCTTAGGAAACTCCTGCGGCACTGTGAATTCTCAGGAGGAGATATGCTGTCGGTTAGGGAATGGATTAAAAGGGACGAAGGTTTACGCTTATTTATATACCAATGCCCTGAGTCGAAGTGGACTGCTGGATATGGTCGTAATCTTTCAGATAATGGCATCTCTTCTGAAGAAGCAGACTTCCTTTTAGATAATGACATTCAGCGCTGTATTAAAGAGCTTCTTCCGTTTCCATGGTATCGATACCAACCCCAACCCGTAAAAAACGCCCTTGTAAACATGTGCTTTAACCTTGGTATTACGCGGTTACTCAAGTTCAAAAAAATGATTGCCGCCCTTGAAGTTAATGACTACACAGAAGCAGCCAAAGAAGCGCTGGACAGCCGTTGGGCCAAGCAGGTTGGCGCACGGGCGATCAACATTGCCCATGTTATGCGAGGGCCGCATGGCACTTAAACCTGAAACCGTTGCAAGCATTCAGTTATTCAACTGGGTTCGTTCCATGCCTGATGTAGAGCCCTACGTTTTCCACATCGCCAACGAGCGAAAATGCACACCATTTGAAGGCCGCATCTTAAAGCGCATGGGGGTATCTCGTGGCGTCAGTGATTACATGATTGCCATCCCTTCAGGCCCATACCATGGCATGTTCCTTGAACTTAAAGTCGGTAGTAACAAACCTAGCGAAGAACAGCAAAAATTCCTGGATGACATGACAGCCAAGGGTTACATGGCGGTATGCGTATGGGGTTATGAAGCGGCAAAAGTTGCCATCGAAACCTACCTCAAAATGCGGAATCAAAATGCTTTTTTAGCAACCTATAGTGGCCACCCGATTTGCTAATGGTGACACGTACGGGCATTTGAACATCATTCAACATAGCCTCAAGGTGCCAGCGCCTCAGTAAATTAGGGTAATGCTTGCTCGCATTCTTGACACATTCCCGAACAAACTTACCATAAAATATATTCTTGTGGTATTCAGTTTGCAATAGGTAGCTTTCTCTGACAGTATCTTTGTAGCCACCAGGTTTTAGGATGTGGTGAAGGCCATGGAAGGCCAACTTACCTTCTTTGCTTACGACCCAGTACTGTGATTTCAATACCGGGCACTGAATCGGTAAGTTGGTTTGCGCAAACGTAAGTTTTGTGTTGGGGTCAATTAGCTCACCTTTACAATGAACGCATGCGCGCGCCGCTATATCGTTTGGTTCTTGACAATGCGCGCAGTCTTTGAACTCAAAGTAGAAATTACAGCGTTCGCGATTCGCGAATCCCGAACATCTTCGGGCAAATTCCGAGTTCATGGTTTTGCATGTAGGGCACTCAAAGATTAACTCAGCATCTACATCACGCGTTGTTGCTAGGGCTTGCGTTAAAATTGGGTCTTCCCAATCCTGGAACCGACGCAAGTTACCCGCAAAATCTAAAATCAACGCCGTTTCTTTCCCAGGATATAATCGTAACCCTCGCCCCATCGCTTGGGTAAACAGTACAGAGCTTTCAGTCGGACGAACAAAGCAAACAACATCGAACCTGGGGCAATCTACGCCCGTCAGAAGCGTCGCAACATTAACTAAGTAGTTTATACGCCCAGCCCTAGCATCGTTTAATATACGCTCCCTCTCAGGCCCTGACGTATCCCCAGTGATGCAAGCCGACTCACCAGGAGGTAATACCTCCATGCATTCAGCACAGTGTTGGAGTGTACTCGCAAAAATAAACGCACCATTACGACCAGAATCTATAACGGACACAAGATAAGCCATAATCTTAGATGTGGCTCTGTTCGAGGACTTAACCACGGCATCCAATTCTTTCTGGCTAAACTTGCCCATGGAGTTAACTTTGAGCGACGAGAAATTAAGCGACGCAACCTTGGGCATCTCAAAGACCGGACGCGTCAAATAATTACGTTCAATTAACCAACTCGACGAAATATTGCAGACTCGCTCTTTAAACAACTGGTTTTCACCAATAATGGACGTGTTTTTGCCGCGAAACGGCGTACCCGTCAAGCCAAGCACCCGATAATCGTATTGCTTTGTTTGTGCCATCGCGCCAAAATGATTGATAACACGCATGTACATTGTTTCACCTTGCTGGGGAGATATATTGTGGCATTCATCAACAACTACAATGTTAAATGGGGTGCGGCTGATATCATTATCTTTCTTGATATCGCTCAGAACGCTATTGGGAGTGCCAAATATGACGCTCTGGGTGAATTCTTTGGAATTGATGGCGGCACAATAAATGCCGCTGCTTCCGCCTTGGAGTTGATACGCTTCGTGGTTTTGGCGTACCAAAGTGCTACTCATTGTGAGGCACAAGCATCGCCATCCTTGAGCGACAAGGGCTAGCAACACCTCGGAGATGATGAGGGACTTGCCCGCTCCAACTGATGCGACCACCAGCAACGGGTGTGTAACCTCGTCGAGCTTGGATAGTGTACGGTCGACGACGGTTTGCTGGTAAGGCCTAAGGGTTAGCACTTATTTGCCATGACACACACCCCTAAACTTACAGTTACGACACGCAATATAAAACGGCGAACTATTAACCCGGTTTAAAGGCTCTTCAGTATCGTGAACTAGCACAGCCCTAGCCTTTAGACAATCGTAATAGTCTTGATTAAACTCAACCTGTTCATCATGTAGCTCGCTGGTGTCTTTGTTGAGGCAAATGACATAGCCCGTCTTCATTCCAGACATGCCCATGTAGGCTTGCACCTGGGCATAGTACGTCTGTGACCACTTCTCCAAACCTTTGTTGATGAAAATCTTAAACGATGAGTCTCGCGCAGTCTTAACCTCAATGACAGCCTCTTCATCTTTCCAAATAGCATCGCAATGCCCCTGGAAATACGGTAATTCTTCATCAAAGTACTTGAGGAAATGGTTCACATCCGCTGGTAAAATCAACTCAAGACCCGAATCAATCAACGCATCAGTAACCAACGTCTCTAGGCGCTTTCCAACATTAAACGTACGCTGAAGCTTATTAGAAACAGGAGCTCCTTCCACCCCACGATATTCATACCAGACCTTCCGAAGACACTCCGAGCCAATGGAGCTAGCACCAATATAATCGCGGGATGTTTCACGTGAAACGTTCATTGATTTTTCTACCATTTGCGTTAAACGTCCTGTTTTCATGCTTTGATTTCCTATGCTTGTGTTGCGTAGACTCTTCTCCCGTCACCAATATCTTGGCGCGTGACTCATGGAAGGCAGAGATAACCTTGACTTCGATTACCCTGCCGTCTTTTTGTATAATTAACTTCTCACCAACTCGGCGCGTTAATGTCAGCATTTAGAAGGGTACGTCGTCGCCTGAAAACAGCTCATCTTCTACTGGCTTGTTACGTGCGAACGCGCTATCGACATTATTCTGAACATGCTTGACTTCAGCTTTAATACCTGCCTCGTCTTCAAAGCCAACTGGACTAAACACCTCAGCCACGAAATTGCCTTCCATCATGCCCGAGCCATCTTTTTTAGGCATTGACCACTCGCGAATCTTAACGCCTAAAATCGCACCCATCATCGGCATCAAGTCTTGTTGCGTAGGCGCTTCAGCATGAGCCGGTTTGAATTTACATAAATCCATAACCAATTTAAGCATGTTTAAATTTCTATCAATAGCTTCCGGGCTGCCGTCGAAACATTTAATCTTCTGTGTCACCTGTCTGTTCTTGAATTCTCCGGAGGTTAACTTCCATGTTATTTGGTAGAATTTCATCGCAGGCGCGTAGTCTGTTTGGTCTTTGCTCACTATCTCAAACGCATGTATAGACGCGTGAGCCATCGTACCCTCAGGTATGGTGCGAAAATCACCAGCAAACGCTTTGCTTGCTTCACCAGTAATGGGTGTTCCTGAACCACTTTGCCAAAATGACATCTTATTCCCCTTCGTTATAGGCTTTAATCACCTTGATTATTTCGTACAAATCATTATCCACTTTCATCTCTTCAAAACAATCTTTCGGTGTTTTGCACGTGTGTTGACCATCATTATTCGTCAAAAAGAAGTAGTTACCTTCCGACGTTAATGCGTGGAAAACATACGTAAACGTGCCCTCAATATTGACGTAATTGTCGATGGCCTTCCCGATTGTTTTGGCTTTATGCCTGCCGTTTTGGTCAACTTCTGTGTGCATAATCATGATGCAATGCAAATCGTCCCGCATGCCTTGTATCGCCTCAAATACACCGAAAGTTTCACGGGCGATATCGGCGAACTTGCCAAAGCCATTAATATGAGATTTACGCATAAAGCTGTGAGAGATAGTGAAACCAAAATCATCCAAAACCAGATATTTAATTTCCGGCCTTTCGTCATTAACTTTCTTAATTAAACGCTGAATCTTAGAGGGGTCGTCACTGGCGTAATAATTGCCCGTCAAACCATCTTGTGATAAAGGTTTGTACTTTGATTTCGCGCCCCGGAAAGGAAACGGCTTCCCGAGGACGTTAATTACAAGCGTTTCTTCTGGAGGCAAGTTACGGAGACTGGTGCTTTTACCCGTGCCGCTTTCGCCCAGAATTAATATACTGTTAGCCATCATCATCCTTAACACGCGTCTGAAATATTCACCGATGCCTTCCCAGGCTTTTTGACAATTAACTCAAGCAATGCTTCGCGCACCGAGCCCGGAGCAATCGCTAAATAATCTTCGCATAATCTTTTGTTAATCGAGTAAGACACCTTAGGCTCAATCGGGTTGAACTCCTCGGGCAAATATACCTCGTTGCTCTCGTACTTCTTTTTGTCTAAACTGTAAACCATGGGCGTTTTACACACGACTTTATACAGACCAACACGATACGAAGCCTCACCTTCATGTTCGTGGCCAATAGCACCAATAATGCACTCAGTTAACGCTTCTTTTTCAGCCAATAGCTGCGCTAATTTCTTGTTAACTTTGTTCAACTGGACAATACTGGAATCCAGCATCTCAACCCTGTCATTTACTTCAATCTGTTGTCGCATGTCATCCTCTTTACATTATGTTGTCTACGCGGGATAGCGTGGAACCATGTTAGCAACAAGTTGATATAATGTCAACACTTTGTTACACTATAATTTTGCGAGGCACACACATGACGATTGATGAATTACGAGATTATTACGGGAACTGCAATCAGTTTGGTAAACGAACCAGGATGTCAACCAGTAGTTTCTTGAATTGGGTTAAATGGGGTTATATTCCTATTGCTAGTCAGCACAAGCTTGAGATTTTGACGGGCGGTGAGTTGGTTGCACGGGTTCGCGACACACCTTTGACCGAGAATGTCAGGAGGGGCGCTAATGGTTAGGGTTTTGGCATTGGGGTTGGTATTGGGGTTGGTTGGGTGCAGTGAGCCGGCACCGCGAACACATACCGTGGAAACTGAGGACGGGAAGCAGGTGCAGGTTGTTGAGTCACGCCCTGGTTTTGCTGAGCAAGCGATGGGTTCGGCGATAGCAGGGGCTGCGGCGGGCACAGCGGGCACATTGGCGCATCATGCTACCAATCACGCGGTTAGTAAGTATCGTGCGCATAGAGCGCGTTCATCAAGGGGAAGAAGATGAAAAAGAATATTATAGGATGGATTATTGGTTGCTCGTTAGTTGCTGTTTGTGCGGCGACGAGCTTCCAAGCAAAGGCCGAGGGAGTGGATAAGGTGAAGGGATTGAGCTCAATTGAAAAGATCGACACGATGCATAATTTTTTAGAAGCGGTTGAGGAAGAGATTGAATCTGGCGAGCCTGAAAGCGCTCGGGTTGCGACGGAAATTCTTGATGAACTTTACGAATTCTTTGCAGTTACGCTTCCGGACAATACAATTCGCAGGCTACTTACTGAGCAGTCCAAGTGACGGGCTAAGTGTTTGATCTTATTGTAAGCGTAAAGTAGGATACGGCTAACTGGTGTACCACCACCAGAAAGCCGCTGGGCGTAGCCCGGTGATATTTAACGCACTACAGATGCGCAAAACATGAGCATAGTTTACCACAAGCATGAATATAGTCAACACTGTTTACGGTGGGATTTGTGTTATTTTGAATTTATCAATCAACCAACGAGGAAGTTATGAAAAGTGAGTTAGAAGACGGTAAAAAATATTCTGAATTTATGCGTGCCAATGAAGAATATTTAAGGGGCAAGTTAGGCGAAAAGTTTCCTGATGATTGCATTGAGTTACTACACGATTACTTAGGTAAAATTCATCATGGGATTCAAATAAAAGATCTAACTTTTATTGAAGTAAATTACGAGATATGCCAAACCATTATGGAGATTTATTACGAAAAAATGGAAGAGCGGCAAAAGGAAGTTAAAGATCAGCTCATAAAGGTTACGAAAGAATTATATGCCAATAATAAAGAGATGAAAGGTGTGCTTACTGAATTAGTTAGTGAGTTAGAATAAAATTAAAAGGGGTCACTCCGACCCCAAGTGCCAACGTGTTACAGCACGTGGGTATCCGTACAACATTAATCGCTGTGACAGGTGATCAACAAAAGGATTATAACATGTCAGTAGACGCAACGGTAGCCACATGGAAGCTAAAAAAGAAACAAGTAACACCAACTCAAAAACTTATACTTTTGTCCTATGCCGATAGAGCAGATGAATACGCGGAATGCTGGCCATCCAACAGGCGACTTGAAGAAGATACTGGCCTCGATAGACACACCATTTGTGAAAACAAACAAAAACTTCTTGCTGCCTCTTTGATCTCTTATACGGGTGAAAAAAAAGGAAGAACAAAATCTGTTGATGTTATAAGGCTTAATTACGTTATTCACCGCGAAAGCAGTGAGGAAACCCCCACTGCTCAAAACGAAAGCAGTGGGGAAATGCCCATACCAAGCAGTGGGGAAATGCCCACCGCTAAGCAGTGGGGAAATGCCCATACTGAACCTAACACTCTTTTGAACCTAACAGAGGAACCTAAAACAACTACTACATGTAGTAGTGATTCTTTTTTGAACTACAAACCCCAAGACGATGAACGAACAGATGATGAATTCTTGGCGCAGTGCAAACACCACATTAATAATCGAGATAAAACTAAGTACACAGAAGCGCAAGCAAGATCCGGATTAATTAAAATATTAAAATCGGGAAAATTTACAAAACCAGCGGGTTATAAAGCAAAAACCAAAGAAACAAACCACCCTACCCAAGCAGATTTTCAGAACTACGCATATTTCTTAAAACACCCGACAAGCGACGTACCCGATGATTTAAAGTGGATTGCGGCGTTTGTTAAGTAATGACCTTCACGGAATATTGCACCGCTAACAACATCAAATTACAGAAGGAAGATATACGCCACCTGAAAACATGTCTCAAATCCATCCCTAAAACGCACCACAAGGCCGTAGTTAAACGTTACACGGAAATATGGGTTACCACTCGTGACGCAACAGAACGCAGCGTAGCGGCTCAGAACAGCGGCCGCTTTGCTGCGAACGTATGGCTTAGAGAGACTGCGTGCGGTGAACCTCAGGAGCCTTGATGGCTTCTAAGGGCTCATCTTTGGCGCAAGGCTTTGTGTCCTTGGGGTCAATTACATCCGTGTCTGTTTTTCGCGTGCAGAAAAAACTACAGGAATGACCCATAAATCTGGCTCGCGTGCTCAGCGTGGTTGATGTGGTGGTATGCTCGTGGTGCTCTTGCTTTTTCATGGCAACATCTCCTTTCCTTGAGAGTCACCCCCAGTATCACGGTATATTACGGCACCGAGCAAGTTATTTTTAATGGCTGTACATGATGAGCAGCGATGCAATATGGATAATCTTGATGTAGCCCAACCAGACAGGCACCGTGGCACGCATCATGGCGTTAACATCGCAGAGATAGCAATAATTGCGCCAATCATGGCTACCAATAACACTACTCCCCCGATGATTTCAGCGGCCTCCCTCAGTCGTGCTCGCATAAGTAATCCTCTATGGCTTGTTTAGCAGCGTTGATATCATCAAGCAACTGATGCAACCCCTCCACTGGAACTATATCAAACGCTTCAAATTTAGAACTCCCGTTATCAACCGTTACCTCAAACAGATGTCGCGGAGTGTAGGCCCTCATGCTGTCGTACTTCTCAAGCTTAATACTTAATTTCATAATTCCTCCTGGCATTCATCATATTTACGCACAAACGCACGACAAAAATGCGCAAACGATTCCATCGCGTCGGGATGTATGCCCACGCCAACCACGTCATCTTCAACCTCGTCAGATACAAGCGTCATGTTGTAACCGAACTTGGGATGGTTCTTGATGAACACGTAATAGTCTTCACCCATCAAGTCTTCCAGTGTAATCTCGCCTATATTCATTCTGATTGCTCCACTTGTTAAGTTGAATATATATTAGCAAGTCTTTGCTAGATTGTCAAGTGTTTGTGATAAAATAGTTAGCAAGTGATGAAATGTAGATTTAATGCTGATATAGTTGGTTATATACAGGTTTAGTGGTGTGTTGATGATGAACGTTGTTAAATTTAAAGTTGGGGTTCCTAGGAATTGCGAGTTCAGTCTAACTAAATTTAAAACATTAATTAGCAATCTCGACCTTGAGGGTTATTTCGCTTCATGCTGCGTGTGTGATTGGAGTGATTGTGCAGTGGATCTCTGTCATGTATCTTCGGTTCTTGACGGTGGAAAACACAGATTTGATAACATCATACCATTATGCCCCAATCACCACCGGTCGTTTGATAGAATGCGCCTAAAAGACCACGAACTCGAGAATGTTCAGTTTTTTTTATGGAATATCGATAAAATTACTAGCTCAATGCAGTTCAGTTATACTTAAGCTATACACAGGTTTACGCACAGATTCTGGGGATAAAAGATGATTAAATGTGATAAATGTAAGGGTGATAAGACCATTATTGGCATGGGGGCTATGACTGAAAAGTGCCCTAAATGCAAAGGTAAGGGTTTTATTGAGGAAGTAGTTAAAACGAAGAAGAAGGATTAGTCATGGCTGGTGGACGACCTACGATTTATAACGAAGCGCTTGCTGATAAAATCTGTATGTTGGTGGCTTCAACTGATGAAGGTTTGGACCATATTTGCGCCCAGCACGACGACCTTCCTGACGCTTCTACTATCTACCAATGGCGCTTCAAATACCCTGAGTTTTCCCAGAAATATTTACAATCAAAGCAATTACAGGGCGAAATGTTCGCAGAAGGTACAATAAGAATTGCCAAGCAAAAATCCACCTATTTTGATGGTGAAGGCAATGAGCGCGTCGACACTGGCCATGTTGCATGGCAGAAGCTGAATGTGAATACACGTCAATGGCATGCAAGTAAATTAGCACCTAAAGTCTACGGCGACCAACGACAAATAGACGAGCTGAAAAGTCAGAACGAGCAGCGCGACGCTGAGATTCGCGCGCTTCGCGTAGAACTAGATGCCAAGAACAAGAAAGATTACTGATTTATGCGGCAATACCCTTGCAACGGGGCTCCCTATTACTTCCCGGGGATGTTAGTGCGCTAGCTTGCCGCGCCACAAGGAACCATGATGTCGAATAAAGAAGAAGGATTTTACGAACACCTGTATGACGCATACGAACGTATGCTTGCTGATTGCCAATCGGTGCGCATTGTGACGGAGGTAGGAAGCCCTCTTGAGCGCTTTATTGACCATATTGAATGCTGCATTGAATCACTTCAAATCAATCTATCTAACCATGTATCAACCCTTCATGAGTAGATGGTGTCATGACAAAAAAGAAGAAGAGACCTACCTTTGACAAACTCAGTCAAAGCCAGTTGAATGCTCTAGATTTATTCCAGCGCGCCAACGCGAATCATGACGAATTCATCAAAAAAATAGGTGCCCACGGCGTGTTGGCTACAGCTTTGCATAGCATGGAGAAGTGGTACTACCAGCGCGGTACCTGCTACATGGACTGCCATCTAAAGATTTGGGTCACACCTAAGAATCGCTCTCTATTTACTGTTAATTGTATCAATCGTTTGCTATCATTGCTTCATAAGAATTACCGCGATGTGGTGCTGGTTCGATTTGTTATTATTGATGAAGATGGTTTCTTGATGGAGGAAAAGGATGAGTGATATGACCCCAGAACTACGAGATAAAATGAACCGCGTGGCCGGCATGATTGAGGCTATACGCTACCCGCTGGTTGAGGCTCCACCAGCGTATCATGACCTGATTGACTCGATAGCTGAGCAGTATGAGAGCGTGCTGAAGGAGGTGACGAATGATTGACTACGAGAAGCTTAAGCGCGCG